GAGTCGTAAGACTCGCTTTGATTTCTATTGGCCCGCGCTGTCGCATATTGGTGAACAGGCGGTGTTGCAAAAAGAAATCTTCGCGACTGGTACGACTGCCGATGACGATAAAGTCTTCGGCTATCAGGAGCGATACGCCGAATATCGTTACAAGCCTTCTGTTATTACTGGCCAATTCCGATCGAACTACGCGCAATCTTTGGATGCGTGGCATTTGTCGCAGGAATTCGCCACGGCTCCTGTACTTGATGAGGCTTTCATCGTGGAAAATCCACCGATTGACCGAGTTATTGCGGTTCCTTCTGAACCTCACTTTCTGTTCGATTCTTATATCAACATGCGTTGTACTCGACCCATGCCGGTTTACGGCGTCCCGGGTCTGATCGATCATTTCTAAGGAGAAAATTATGGCCTTCCCTCTCGCCGCAATCATCGGCGCGGGGGCCTCCTTGTTTGGGGGCAACCGCGCTAACAAAGCGTCTGCAAAATCCGCACGTGAACAAATGGCCTTCGAAGAGCGCATGAGTTCAACGGCTCATCAGCGTGAAGTCGCTGATTTACGTGCGGCTGGTCTTAATCCTATCCTGTCTGGTACTGGCGGATCTGGCGCTTCAACGCCCTCTGGGGCCAAATATGAAGCCAAGGACACGGTATCTCCGGCAATCTCAAAAGGTCTTGAAGTCGCTACAGCGAAACAAAACCTTGCAAATCTCGAAGCTCAGGAAGATGCGACTCGAGCGCAAGCGTCAAACACTCGCATGGATGAAGCCCTAAAATCGGCGCAAATCAACGAAGTTCAAACCCGTGCGCCGGTCAATGTCGCCAACGAACGCCTGCTTATGGAGCAGGCTAATCTGTCTCAAGCTCAAGCCCGCAAAGTCACTGCGGAAATTGAAAATCTCTCCGAGACAAATAAACAAATCCTCGCGGATATCGCGCTCAAAAAACAGCAAGCGTCTTACACGGGCAATTCTGCCCGGATCGCTGCTGTTGAAGCGGAAGCGATGGAATGGGCTAAGTCTCAAGGCCTAACCCATACAATGAAAGTACTCGAGGCCGGTGGCTCGGCGGCTCGTGCTATCTCTGATCTGCTACCAATGAAAAAACTCTTGCCGGGCCTGCCTAAAAAATGATCGGGAAACGTGTCGGGATGCCTTTTATCCCGATGCGTTTATCGATCTACACACCGCTGTCTTACCACAAAACCCCGGAAGTCAAAAAATCACTTCCAAAAAACTAAATTAACTCACTCAATCTAAAGGAAAAATCATGTCTCAAAATCTCAAAAATCTTACTCAACTCAACGAACCGTCCAGGTTCTTATCTGCTTATTCCAAAAAAATCCAAACTCCTCTGACCTTTCCGGAAAATTCAAGGTGGACAAAACAATCATTCGCACAAGAGTGCGATATAAATACAATCATGGCCCGCTACAACAACTCCGGCGAACTGCCGGCTATCAACCAACGAGCTCCCGAATATCTCGACGTCACCGGCCTGGACTATCAAGCCGCGATGGAATTCACGGCCAACGCCCGTTCCCTCTTCCAAGAACTCCCCTCAGCGATCCGCAATCGCTTCGGTAATGATCCTGCCCAATTCCTCGACTTCACAAGCGATGAAAAAAACCGCCAGGAAATGGCGGAAATGGGCCTCCTGCGCGACGAAGTCGCTATGGCTGTCCTCTACCCTAATCCAATCAAAGACAACCCCTCACAGCCTCAAAACGGGGCTTCTGCTCCGGCGGCGGAAACGCCGCCCTCAGCCCCGTAAAAAACTCTTGCACAGTAGACCTTCTTGTTGTCTACTGTGCCGACTGACACCAACATGGTTCAGTCTCTACCCTCAACTCTCAAGGAGTCCAAAATGAAACGCTCGAAAATGTCCCGTGGTAAGTCTCGTCGTCTGTTCACCGCTACCGCGTCCACCACGCATAAAAAGAACCTTGCTGGTTCTCCAATGCGGGGCGGGATTCGGCTTTAATGCCGTGCTTCAAGCCACTTCATGGTTACATGAGTGCGAGCTTGACGGCCAACGGAAAGAGGCGGGTGGTGTTCAACAAGGCGGACGGATTCTCAGACAAGCCGATGGACGTTCCTTGCGGCCAGTGTATCGGCTGCAGGATCGACAAAGCGCAACAATGGGCGATCCGTTGCCAGCACGAGGCGGCCTTTCACGAGTTCAACTCGTTCGTTACGCTTACCTATGACGATGAACACTTGCCCGCCGATCGCTCCCTGGATCACACGCACTTTCAGTTATTCATGAAACGGCTGCGCAAAAAATTTACTGGTTTAACAATCCGCTACTATATGTGCGGAGAATATGGAGACCAAAATGGAAGACCCCACTATCACGCGATCCTGTTCGGGATCGACTTCGCAGACAAAAAACGCCACAGCGGAAAAGCTGACCGAACGCTCTACATTTCGGAGACGCTTTCCAACCTATGGGGACTGGGTTACTGCTATATCGGAAGCGTTACCGCTCAATCAGCGGGTTACGTTGCTCGGTACGTGCTCAAAAAAGTCAACGGAGAAGCCGCCCAGGATCATTACCGGCGCCTGCACCCGGAAACCGGGGAAGTGTTCTGGATTCGTCCCGAATACGCCTGCATGTCCCGCAACGGCGGGATCGGTACGCGATTCTTCGAGAATTACTCGTCTGATCTTTACCCGTCAGACTTCACTGTGGTTAAAGGCAAAAAGAAACCTGTCCCCAAGTTCTATGATCGAAAACTTGAAGCGGTCGATCCGTTACTTCATAAAGCGATCAAAACCAAAAGAATCCTACGTGCTCGGAAACCCAAAAACCGCCAGAACTCGACGCCTGAACGGTTAGCAGTACGTGAAGAAGTACTAGCGTCGAAAATCTTAACTCTGAAAAGGAAGCTCTAATGGCTAAAAACCTGTATTCCATCCACGATTCCGTCCTTGATCAATTCAAGGATCCGTGGCCTGCTCAAAATGAAAAGGAAGCAACTCGTGCATTCCATCGCGCTTATCTTGATAATCGCTCTGATTTCTGCATGTTCCCTGCGCATTTCAACCTCTACGAAGTCGCAGTATTCAACGAAGAATCTGGAGTTATCAGTCCAATTGAACCCCCCCGATTCTGTATCGGGGCAACCTCATTTGTTAAGGAGTCTTGAAAATGATGAAAGTCTCGAACCCCCGCAACCCATCGGTAATGGCTCACACGTTCAGCCAAGTCCCGAAAGCGGAAATTCCCAGGAGTTCCTTCGATCGCTCCCACGGTTACAAAACGACTTTTGATGCGGGTTATCTCGTCCCGTTTCTGGTGGACGAAGCTCTGCCTGGTGATACCTTCAAAGTCAATATGACGGGCTTTGCACGTCTCGCGACTCCGATTTTCCCCCTCATGGATAATATGTATATGGATACGCAATTTTTCGCGGTTCCTATTCGGCTTCTGTGGGATAACTGGGAAAAATTCAATGGAGCCCAGGACAATCCGGATGATTCGACGGACTTCACTGTTCCGCAGATCACAGCAACGGTGGGGCCGTCCTCGATCTACGATTACATGGGCCTTCCCACTCAAACCGTAAACCCGATCTCGTTCAGCGCGCTTTATTTGCGCGCATATAACCTGATCTGGAATGAATGGTATCGGGATCAAAATATGCAGGACTCGGTGACGGTTCTGAAAGGAGACGGGCCTGACCCGTCGACGACTTATCAGCTTCTGCGCCGCGGTAAACGTCACGACTATTTCACTTCGTCTCTGCCGTGGCCTCAAAAGGGGCCCGGCGTAACTATCCCGCTTGGCGGTATGGCACCGGTTATTTCTGACGGTACGATTCCGCAATTCCGCGGGGTCATTGTTGAGACTAAGTCGCCGTTATCTCGGTCGACGGCGAACGCGAACGCTGTTTGGGATAGCGGGAGCACGAACAACGAAAATATGTACTTCAATGGCACGGAAACCGGCCTGCAAGCCGATTTAAGCGAAGCAACGGCTGCAACTATCAACAGCCTGCGCCAAGCCTTCCAAATCCAGAAAATCTATGAAAGGGACGCACGTGGCGGCACGCGATATACGGAACTCGTCAAATCACATTTTGGCGTCACATCTCCGGACGCTCGGTTACAGCGGCCGGAATACCTCGGCGGCGGATCAACGCCTGTTCAAATTTCGCCCATTCCGCAAACATCCGGCACCGATGAAAATTCGCCCCAAGGTAACCTGGCGGCGGTCGGTACTGCCGTTTTTAATGGACACGGCTTTACTCATTCTTTCACTGAGCACTGCATTGTTCTTGGTCTGGTCAGTGTTCGTGCTGATCTCACTTACCAACAGGGTCTGAACCGGATGTGGAGTCGTAAGACTCGCTTTGATTTCTATTGGCCCGCGCTGTCGCATATTGGTGAACAGGCGGTGTTGCAAAAAGAAATCTTCGCGACTGGTACGACTGCCGATGACGATAAAGTCTTCGGC